CTGCCCATGAAATGTCTGCATTAAGGCTGACGCGCTCAATGGCTTCTTCTAGTAGTGCGATGGCTAGTGGCTCATCAAATAGGGACGGTTGGTCTGTCATGGTGTTTCCTTTGGTTAGAGCCCTTTGAGTGGCTGAATGTGACTATACACAATTGGCGAAGTCAGTGGTGGATATCCCAATGGAAACAAAGATACCCACCACCTAGCCCCAGTAACGCTCAAACAATACTGGGAGTCCTTATTTCAACGCTCGAAAGACTTGCTCGAAGTGCTCTGGCGTTTGGTTGGCTAACTCTATGTGAAACCAATTTGGCGAGCCTTGGTAAGAACCTGCGTTGTCATCTGCTGTGTAAATCTTGACGCCTGCTTTGCCTTCGCCACGAGAGCAGCGGTAGCCAGCGCCGTAGGCACCATAGGCGTACCAGTGCATTTCACAAAGTCCAAGGGCTTTGGAGTTGGCTAGGAACCAGTCCCAAATGATTCGGGCTTGTGCTTCGTCTTTGTATTTTAAATCGGCTGCATATCCGGTGGCGTGAACGCTGAGGCTTGCTCCTGATCTCATTGGCCGATTGACATAAGTCCCTAGCGAGGTTAGACCCCAACGTGCTTTGCATAGTTCAACAAGTTTGGCTGTCACTGGTTGTGTGCGCTTGCCGTCCCATGAAGGGAAATATGGATACGGGCGGTTACTCATGGTGCTGGTGGGTCTTTCGGTCTGTCTTTGAGGCCATTACCTGCTAAGACTCCCAAGAGCCCACCTGTCAATGTGGCAAGCATTGGCGAAAGTACAGACCATGCCGCATCATCATTAGGAGAGACTTCGAGCGGTTGGGTTACAAATAAAAGGCCGTAAAGCAATGCCAAGATGGAAGCAAGAAAAGCAAGCGTTAAGCCGATGGCTACGACAAAGATGAGTCGTGCTTTGATTTCTTCGTTTGTGTGTCTGTTGTCTGGTTTCATACGCACTTTCCGCCTGTGCCATAGGCAGGGGCTGGTGTTGCTGGGGTGATTGTTTCGGTTACGCCGCGTAGGGCTTTGTTTTTTGTTGGTGGGCAGTTGAGGCGTTCACGGTCTGCGCAGGCGGTTAGCGATGCACAAATAATCAATAGAATTAGGCTTTTTTGCATTATGCAGGGCCGATATCTTCTACTAGCAATGTTGTTGGCAGGGTGCCGTCAGCAAAGAAAGTAAGTGAGCCACCACCAGCACCAAGTTCGCCAGTTAATTTTAACGTGACCGAACCAGCGGTAAAAGTTTTGACTACAAATGCTGACACGGTGCTGCCAACAGTTGCGGTACCTACCTCTGCGATACAAGTTTGCAGAACTGTTGCACCTTGTTTAATTTTCATATAGGCAGTAACGTTCGATACCGTCGGAACAATATACGTGTACCCTGATATTTTGTAGTTTCTGTTTGCAATAGCCGTGAAAGTGACTGACATTCCCGTCAGGTCTACTACCGTTGTAACTCCTGCCATGTTGAGGGTGGTGCTAGTTGCTAACCCAACAGTCGAAAACCCAAAAGCGTTCTGTTGTGCTGCCGTGAGGATTGCCCCACTGACGAAGGTTGTGTTAGGTGCTATTGCCATGTTGTGTCTCCTTTAGAAACTTAAAAGATTGTTGTCGAGCGTTCCGAAGATTGCATCGTCAAGGGTTAAATATTGGTTGCCGTCAGTACTCTCAAAAGTATAAGAAACAATATGGCTACCCGGAGTGATGTTGTGGCTAATACCAGAAACAATGAGGGTCTGTGTCTCGGTTGCTGGGGTGCCGACGACAAAGTTCTTAACGACTGTGCAAATGCTGGTCAGGTCAAGGCCAAGCACAATGTTTTGGTTTGTAGCAGATAGCGCTGCCATTTGTGTGGATAGTCCCGTAAAGCGAAGAACTGGGTTTTGGTATTTGCCGAGCAGATAATTTCCAAGTCCTGCAACTTCGGTCGTGGTGCTGTTTAACAAGTCAAGCAGTGCGTATTGCTGTGCCTGATACAAAGCAATGCTGGAAGCGTTGCTGGCGGTCTGTTTAGCCCCTGCTGGTGATTGCGTGACGATGTAATTGTAAAGCAACTCATCGCCGTATTGGTTCACCAGTGTCTGGTATGGCAAGCCTGTGCCGTCAGTGTTAAAAGTAGCGCCAGCCACTGGGTTAAGAACACTAGACCTACCCTTGAAGGTAAGGGTGCCGTTAGCGCTCATAAACAGATAGCCCTGTTCGCTGGTGTTTACCAGTTGGAGATAATTAAGCACGTTGGTGTCTTGGGCGATGGCGTATGCGCCAAGCGTGGAAGAGCCAGTGTCAATAGCGCGAGCGCCTTGGTAGTTAATTTCGGGCAGGCTCAAAACTGCGTTGATTCGAGCGCCTGAAAGTTCAGCAGATGGCGTGACAGCATTCAGGGATTGGTTGGCAAGAACGGTGAACTGATCAGAACATGAGGCATACATGATGTCCTGATTGCTGATGTCGTAGTCAAGATTCCAGTCCGTTACCAGACCTGTGTAGATGGGTACGCCGTTAGCCAAGATTTGCACTGGGCAACGAGGCAACACAAACGGGTAGTAAGGACTCGACGTATTGCTTGGGTTCAAGATTTGGCTGGCATTGTCAAAAGCAATAGTTGCTGTGCCAGCATTGAACTGATCTAACTGCCGTGAGCGTCCACGGGTGATATTCACGGACTCAACCAAGTAGGTCAGGTCAACCATGGTGACACCACCAAGGGTTCCCCTACCAGCCGTGTCTAGAACGCCGTAGAAGGCATCATTCAGAAGGAATGGGGTACCAAAGCCTGTGGTGCTTTGAAAGCCCACCATGACCTGCATAGTTGGGGTACTCATGCGGCTGCAAAGACCTGACCACTACGGCGCTGGGCGCGTTGGATGGCTTCAATGATTTGCTGACCGATTTGGTCGGGCGTTGAAACAAGACCAGCGTTCACCGTGATGTTCATGCCGCCACCCATGTTGCCCATTTGAGAAAGAGGAATAACAGCCTCAGGGCCAGCCTCACCAATCAGCGCAAGCGTTGGGCTGGTAACAATTCCACCATTGGCAAGCATTGGAATATCTGGCATTGAAAAACCATTTCCGCCAATACCCGGAACCCAATCGGGAATCTTGAATGACAACTTGCCGACTGTGCTGTTCCAGATTCGAGCGATGCCGTTGAACACAGTTTTGACCGTTGAAAGCAAAGTGTTGAACAGCGGTATTACTACTTCGCCAATCCAAAATTCCATTGCGCCGAAGATTGAATCCACAACAGTTTTGAATGGTGTGAACTTCTTGTAGGCCGTTACAAGCAAAGCACCTAAACCAACCACTGCAATTGCTATGAGGCTAAATGGGTTGAGAGCCATGGCAACGTTTACAGCAACAATGGCAGCAGCAATAGTGGCAATGGCAGCGCCGATAGCCAGCAAGATTTCAGGGTGTTCTTGTGCCCAGTTACCAAACGAAGTAAGCAACGGAAGCATCGCTTCAACGGCTGGGATAAGTGCAGCGCCGATTGATTCTTTCGTTTCAGATAGGGCAATGCCAAGACGCTTGAATTGTCCTTGCGCACTGTCGGCAGCAACTGTGGCCTGATCCATGAAAGTGCCAGAAAGAACAGCCATCATTTCGTCTGCACTTGCGCCATCTTTTGCCATTTGCTTTAGTTCGGGTGACAGTTTGGCTAGGGCAGTTGTGGAGCCTCCAGCAGCCTTGGCTAGAGCCTCAGTGACTGTGCCTAGGTCTTTTCCAGTGCCTGCGCTGATGTCCATAGCCAGTGAAGCAAGTTCTTGGGCTTTTGTAACGTCATGGGTTTGGCTAACCAATCGAGCAAGGGCAGGACGAAGGTCATCATCAGTGACGCCCAGCGCTGTGCCTTGTGTAGATATCCACGTTTCGGTTGCTGCAATCTGGGCATCAGTAGCGCCAGCGCTGTTCATTAACTGAAGGGCAAGTTTCTTTTGTGCAGCGTCATCTTCGATAGCGCCCTTGGTGGCGTCAAAGAGTGCAGCGCCCAAACCAACAAGTGCAGCAGCCGCTGGGACAGCGGCCTTTTTAATAGCAAACTGAGCCTTCTGCCCGTTTGTTTCTAAGTCCTTAAACTGAGAGATGGCTTTCTTAATACCAGAGCCGTCAAATTCGCTGATGATGGGAATGTTTACAGCCATTACTTCAACTCCTGATTTACCTTAGTAATTACGCGCAACACTAGCGCTCGAAGT